AATCTGGTTCAACATACATCTACATGGCATTTGGCCAAAGCATAGTTGGCAGTAATAATATTCCGGCAACTGCCAGGTAACCTGCCATGTACTTTGGCGCAACACCCTTCGCCTCAGCTGCATTTTCAGATGTAGGCTTTAACCCTAACGCATTCGTCAGTGTCCTTGGATCACGGATCAATGTATCTGTTGGTGATTCTACTATCATTGGTAAAGCTAATGTATCAGTTACTGGTAAAAGAGTTAATATTGGTACAAGTGATGTAACTATTGTTGCTAAAGCTAGACAAGCGTTACTTGGTAATGGCTTAGAATTAGGTATTGGTAATGCAGAAGCTTCTATACCAAAAAATGTACCAGTTACAGGTAATGCATTTGAATTAGCAAATGGAACAGTAATAGTAAAAGCAGGATCTAAACCACCTATTACAGGACAAGAATTAGATCTTGCAACAGGTAATGTAACTATTATAGGTAAATGTAATTTATCTGTTACAGGTAATGGTTTTGATTTAGCAATAGGAGATGTTACAGCTAAAGCAAATGCTACGGCTATTGTTACAGGAAAACGAGTTAATATAGCTACTAGTAATGTAACAGTTATAGCTAAAGCAAAAGCTTTACCAACAGGTAATGGTTTAGATATTGGAACATCTGAAATTTTAATTAGAAAATGGGAAGCAGTTCCAATGAATGCTAGCCAAGTTTGGACGGAGATATAATATGTTTTTTGGAGCAACAGCCTTTTCATCAACAACATTTGCAGGGGTTGGAATACAAAATGTAGTTGTTTTAGCTAATGGCCAAAGAGTTAATATTGCTGTTGGAAACACAACAATAGCTTCAGGAGTTAGACCAGCTGGTAATAGATTTAACCTTGCATTAGGTACGGTTTCTGTGGTATCATGGAACCCAATAGATCCAAACGCAGGGCAAACGTGGGTCCCAATAGATCCGCTTAACCCATAGGAGAATTATGGCATCAACATTTTCGAGTAATTTAAAATTAGAATTAATGACTACCGGTGAGAAGTCAGGTACATGGGGTACTATAACTAACACCAATCTTCAGCAATTAGAACAAGCCTCATCTGGCTACATATCTATAGATGTAGCATCGTCTGACGTAGCGTTAGCGATTTCTAATGGAGCTGTATCAAATGGTAAAAACCTGTACTTAAAACTAACGGGTACTCTTGCGGCGAACAGAACTGTAACAGTTCCAGATTCAGTCGAAAGAGTATACGTGGTTGAAGATGCTACGAGTAGAACATCTAATAGATATACATTAACTTTTAAAACTGTATCTGGCACAGGCATATCATTACCTGTACAATCAAAATCAGTATTATATTCTGATGGTACAAATGTAAATTCTAGTATTGTTGAAAGAGGATATATTACAACTAATGGTACTTACACCGCAGTTGTTAATGATCAAGTAATAGTAGACACAAGTGCATCACCAGTAACCGTAACATTACCATCATCACCTTCAGTTGGCGCAGAAGTTCATTTTATAGATGGTGGTGGAGCAGGCGGTAATTTTAATTCAAACAACTTAACCATAGGCAGAAATGGTTCTAACATCTTGGGTTCAGCATCAAACTTAGTAGTCAATGTAAATGGCGCAGCATTTACTTTAGTTTACGTAAGTGCGACTAGAGGTTGGGCTTACAAAGATAAAATATAGGAGCTACTGATGGCTCTTGTTGAGTTTAATTTTAGACCTGGAATCGATAAACAAGATACACCAGCAGGTGCAGAGAACCGTTGGGTTGATTCTGATAATGTAAGATTTAGATATGGTCTTCCTGAAAAAGTTGGTGGTTGGGCATCACTTACAACAGACACAATTGTTGGCGTTGCTAGAAAACAACATGCATTTGTAGATAACGACGGTAATAGGTACGTGGCTCTTGGAACAGATAAGTTTTTGCTTATATATTTTGAAGGTCAACTTTACGATATTACACCTCTTAAGACTACGTTAACATCTGCAACAATTGCTACAACAAATGGTCAACCTACTTGCACAGTTACAAAAGCAGGTCATGGTTTATCTGTTGGTGACATTGTACAATTAGATAGTGTTACATTACCAGGTGGTACAGGTTTTACTAATGCACAATTTGAAGATAAAAATTTTCAAGTAATTAGTGTTCCAACAACAGGTACATTTACAATTAATCAATCTAGTAATGCAACAGGTACTGTATCAACAGGTGGTAGTTTAAGTATAAAACCTTTTGAACCTGTAGGTCCTAGAGAACAAACATATGGTTATGGTTGGGGTATGGATCCTTACGGTAATGGTAATTGGGGTGAAGCAGCAGCTGCATCAGATGTTACACTAGAACCTGGATTGTGGTCATTAGATAATTTTGGTGAAGTTTTAGTTGCAACTATTTTAAATGGTAAAACATTTACATGGAACTCTGGTATATCACAAAGATTAACAACTCGTGCATCATCAACAACTTCTAATTTTCAAACAACAAATAATCCAACCAAAACAAGATCTACTCTTATATCACCAACAACAAGACACTTAATTCATTTAGGAACAGAAACAACAATAGGTACACCTGATTCACAAGACGATATGTTTATTAGGTTCTCGGACCAAGAAGATATTAATACATTTACACCTTCAGCAACAAACACAGCTGGTACACAAAGACTACAAGATGGCACAAAAATTATGGGTGCATTAAAAGCAAAAGAAGTTATTCTAATATGGACTGATAATGCATTGTACACAATGAAATTTATAGGTGCACCTTTTACCTTTGCTGTCGAACAAGTAGGTACAAACTGTGGATTAATAGGTCAAAATGCTGTTGTAGAAATAGACGGTGCTGCATTCTGGTTAAGTCCAAAAGGATTTTTTCTTTACGATGGTACAGTAAAATCTTTACCATGTACTGTTGAAGATTCTGTATTTGATAATTTTGATACTACTAAAGGTCAACAAGTTTCAGCAGGTTTAAATAACTTATTTACAGAAATTACTTGGTATTATCCATCATCTTCTTCAGACTACAATGATAAATATGTTGTGTTTAATTTTGGTGAATCAGCAGGAGTAAGAGGTGGTGTTTGGTATACTGGAACAGAAGCTAGAACAAGTTGGATGGATGCTACTATATATAAGAATCCATATGCAACTAAATATGATGCAAGTGCAAACGGAACATTTCCAATAGTTGTTGGACAAACCGGTTTAGGTCAAACAACTTATTTTGAACATGAAGTAGGAACTGATCAAGTAAATCCAAATGGTACAACTACAACTCTTACATCTTTCATACAATCATTTGACTTTGATCTTGAACAAAGATCAAAAGATGGACAAGGTAGAAGTGCAGGACCTAAAGTTGCAGGTGAAGTATTTTTAGCTATGAGAAGATTTATACCAGATTTTAAAACATTACTTGGTAATGCTAAAGTAACTATTGGATTAAAAAGATACCCACAAGATACAACAAGTAATTCTTCTTACAGTCCATTTACAATTACGTCTACTACACAGAAAAAAGATACAAGAGCTAGAGGTAGATTTGCTAGTGTTAAAATAGCAAATGATGCAGCTAGTGAATCTTGGAGATTTGGCACATTAAGATTAGACATACAACCGGATGGTAGAAGATAATGGCCAAAGTAACTGTAAGAATACCAGAACCAAAAGAAGAGTATGACTTTTCAAATCAAAAACAAATTAATAGAGCGTTGACACTAATGAAAGAACAATTAAACTCAACATTTCTAGATGAATTAAAACAGGAGCAAGAGAGAATCTCTTGGTTTATCGGTGGCTAATATATATACAAACGCAAAAATAGATTTTACAGATACGTCAAATACGACTGTTTATACCAGTCCAATAGCTACAACTAGCATTATTAAATCAATAATAGTATCTGAAGACTCTGGTAACGCAGATAGTATATCAATAACACTAACAGCTGGAGCAGCTGTATTTAATTTGTTTAAAACAAAGGCTGTATCAGCTAATCAAACAGTTGAGTTATTATCACAACCTCTTATAATGCAAGAGGGTGAAATTTTAAAAGCAACCGCAGCTACAGGAAATAGGTTACATATGGTTATTTCTGTGCTACAAATAAATAGAGATTAATTATGGCATTTATAGAAGAAGGAACAGTCGAATACGTAGAAATAGATGGTAAAAAAGTACCTGTTGTAAAATGTGAAGCTGAGATAGTTTTAAAAAATAAAGAAACTAATCAAGAATATAATTCAGATCAAGAAGCAGAAGACGATATTAACAATCCAGATACCGATACGCAAAGAGAACATATAACTAGAACTGTAAAAATTAAAGTTGCGAAGATACCTACATTAGGTGCATCTTCTGACAAGGACGAATAATGGCTATAACAAATTCACAACAAGCACGACAAATGTATAAAGAAGGAAGTAAAGAACCTGTAATGCAGGGAGGTGGACCTAACTATCTTGGTAAACAAAAAGAAGTTACAACACCTATAAAATGGAAATCATCACCAGAACATCCTGATACAGAACTAGCTTATATTACAGAACCAGAAAAACAAGTTTTGATTGCACTTAATATGCATGGTGGTCTTGAAGATGGTAAACCAAACAAAGGACCAAATGGTATTATGTCATTACAAGGTGATCTTGGAGGATATGATGCAAGTCCAGGTGGACCAAATGATGGCGGTAGTAAAGGAGATAGAAATAAAACTAGGGCCTCTGATATTATGACAGGTAGAGTTAGTACAAAATCTTCTACAGGTATTACAGAAGGATATAAGGGACCTAGCCCTACAGGTAGAAATAAAGCAGGAGATTTTTTTGGACAACCTAGTTTTTTAGATAAAGCTAAATCTATATATAGTAAACTTCCAACACCTTTAAATATAATAAGAAATATAGCTACTAAGTTTGGTCCGTTAAATAATTTAGATTTTTATAATGAAAAAGTTGTACCTGCAGGTAAAACTAATTTAAGTTATGATGATTATATGTCAGCTAGAATGGCTGGCACAATAGATGCATATGGTAATCCTATTGATCAAGATAATGATAATGGAAACAATAATGTTTTAACAGCAGCACAATTACTAGCACAACAACAAGCAGCAGCAAACGCAGCAGCAGCTTCTAATGTACCAACAACAACTCAACAACCAGGTATAGCATATAGATTTATGGCTGATGGTGGAATTGCAAATACCGAAGTTGCAAGACAAAATTATTTTGTTGGTGGTATTATTAAAAAAGCAACTAAAGCAGTTAAAAAAATTGGTTCTAAAGTAAATAGAGCTAGAAAAAAAGTATTAAAAAATCCATACGTACAAACAGCAATAGCACTTTATGCACCATACGCTATCGGTAGTACAGGATTTATGGCTGGTGCTAGTCCGTTTATGAGACAAGCAGCAATATCAGGATTAACACAAGGTGGTTTACAATTAGCATCTGGTCAAGGTTTAGATGCAAAAGGTATATTAAGATCAGCAGCATTAAGTGGCGCTCTAGCTACAATGAACCCGGCCCAAGGAGCACAACCAATGACAGGTGCAGATAAAGCAGCAATGGTAGATTATTCAGATATGTCTAAATTTAATGATTTAGGTTTAGGTGGTTCTGGTGGTGCTGCAAATATTAAAGGTGGTATTCCAAGTACAAATATATTTGATGAAGTAGCTTTAACACCTAGAGTTGGCGCTAATATTACAGCACCATCGGGTGATGTGTTTGCACAAGGAGATTTATCAGCTTTAGAAAAAATTGATCCAAAAGTTATAGACACACTTTCAAAAACAAACCCAGAAGAATTATCTAAGTTTGCAGAATTTGCTAAAAAAATAGATGACAGTAAAATAGGTGGAGCTTTATTAGGAGATGGTAAAGGTGGTATTAGTGCAATAAAAGCAATAGGTCTAGCATCTGCATTACCTTTATTAGGTGTTGGTGCTCCTCCTGAAGATGATGAAGGAGAACCATATAGAGGTGAAGGTATAGATATTGAAGCTATAAGAGCTAATCCATATAATTATATGGCACCAAGATTTATGGCTGAAGGAGGTTCAGCAGAACCTGTGGCTAAAAAAGTTATGCCACTATTGGACATGGGTGGACAAGAAATGGATTTAAGAGCTGAAGGTGGTTTTGTACCAATAGGAAGAATGGAAAAAGCAGACGATGTGCCTGCAAGATTATCTAAAAATGAGTTTGTATTTACAGCTGAAGCTGTTAGAAATGCAGGTGATGGAGATATAGACAAAGGCGCTGAAGTTATGTATAACATGATGAAAAACCTCGAATCCGGAGGTGATGTATCTGAAGAATCGCAAGGATTAGATGGCGCAAAACAAATGTTTCAAACATCACAAAGATTAGGAGAAGTCATATAATGGCAACAGAAACAGTAAGAAATTTACCCGCACAGTTTGTTGAAGATTTAGGTAAAGATCTTGCAACACAGATTACATCACAAACAGCTGTACCAGTAGTTACAAGAGGTATAGGTTCATTAACACAACAAACAGGTGAAGACGCTGCACAATTTAAAGCACGTCAAGATGCAGCTACACAGTTTGGAATTAGACAAGATAGTTTAGCAGGACTTGCACCACAAGTTGCTGCACAAGATGCATTACAAACACAAGCACAAACTTTAGCAACACAAGGTGTTGGTTCTTTTCAACCGTATTTAACAGCAGCACAAAATTTAACAGGACCAATGACAGCGGCACAAACTCAACAATATATGTCGCCATATCAATCACAAGTTATTGATGCAACACTTTCAGAATTTGATAGAAATGCAGCTATAAATAGACAATCTATTAGAGATAGAGCTGTACAATCAGGAGCATTTGGTGGAGGCAGAGAAGGAGTTCAATTAGCAGAATATGATGCTGGTTCTGATAGAAATAGAGCATCAGTGCTTGCACAATTAAATCAACAAGGTTTCGGTCAAGCACAAGCTCAAAGAGCTGCTGATCTACAAACGCAGCTAGGTTTAGCATCACTTGTGCCTGGATTACGATCAGGAGATATTTCACAATTAGGTTCGTTGGGCGCTATAAACCAGGCACAATCTCAAGCTGTACTAGATGCGCAAAGAGAAGCCACAAGAATGGCTACTTATCAACCACAAGAACAATTAGATAGATACGCAGGTCAAGTTGCAGGAATCATGGGTGGCTATCCGGGACAAACACAAACAAGTAACGTTCCAAACCCTACGCCATTACAAACCGCATTAGGAGTTGGTTCTACGCTTGCCGGTATATATGGATCAGTTGTTAATCAAAATCCATTTGCTGGATTTATGAATAGAGGATAATGAATAGAACTTTAAAAAGACCAATGTTTAGAAGAGGTGGATCTGCTGGTGGCGGAATTACATCTGGTTTAGAAAGACCAAAATACAATCAAGGTAGTGTTGGTGCTGTTGGTAGTGAAGTAAAAAGAATTAGTGATTTATACAATAAATTTGCACCTAATGTTCAAACACAATCTATGCCTGGATCTGTATCTAGTTTTCTAACTAACTTTGGTTTAAATCTAATGTCTGCTTCACCAAGAGGTGGGCTATTATCTACTGCAGCTACTGCAGCTAAAGAACCATTTAATACATTTCAAACTATGCAAGCTCAAAGATCATTACAAGATAGAGCATTACAACAAGCGATAGTGGGTCAAGCAATAGAAACTGATACAGCAAAAAGAGCGGCAGAAGCTGAACAAGCTTTTGAAGCCAGTCAATCAGAATTAGATAGAGCAAGTGATCTTGAGATAGCACAAATAAAATCAAAAGAAGGTTATGCAGCGCAAACTAGAGAAGCACAATTTGAAGTGTTAACTGATTTATATAAAGATAATCCAAATCAAATTATACAAGATAATGCAGCTAACATAGCTGATTTTAGATTAAGAGCTAAAGATAGTGATAACCCCGTTTATACTTTAAACTATGAATACAATAATAAAAGTAAAAAATTTGAACCAAACTTTCAATCTGTTCCACCAGGATTTGTATTTTTAGATGCTAGTACAGGTAAAGCATATAAAAGAGATGGTAATAATTTTACAGAAATAGATGCAATAACTTTACAGCCGATACAAGACGTTGATGGAACGGAGTAAAAATGGCAACATTTGTTATAGATCCAAAGACAGGCAGTCTAGTACCTGAGAAATCTTTAGGTAAAAATCAAAAAAAAGAAGATAACGAAAAAGATATAAATAAAAATTTGTACACAGGTACAGATGAAACAGATATTGAATTACCGGAAGCAGAGTTAAATAACGAAGTATCAGGTGCAACAGCATTTGTAGCTGGAATTGGTTCTGGTGCTATAAAAACTGTTGAAGGTGTAGTGTCTCTTGGTGCAGAGCTCTTGGACCTTGGAGCAACAGAAAATTCTGCAGCGCAGGTAGAAGCATTCTTTGATAAACTTAATCCATTAGAAGAAATAGCAGAGGAAAGAGCAATTGGTAGACTTACAGAAGCATTAGTACAAATAGGTTCTGTAGGAACTGCAGGTGCAAAACTTGCAACAATACTAGCTACAAAAGCATTAAAAGCAAAACGAGCTGGTAAACTTATAAGTTTTAAAAATCCTAATATAGCAAAAGGTAAAAAGAAAGCTGAAGAATTAAATAAATTATCCGGTAAACAAAGATTTAGTGCAGTTGTATTAGGTGGTGCAGCTGGAGAAACGCTTGTAGCTGATGTTGAAAAGATAGGAAACATAAGTGATTTGTTTGGACCGGATGCATATCTTGCTTTAGATAGAGAAGAAGAAATAGACCCGTCTGAAGACGCAGCTAGAAAATTAATGAATAGAGCAAAGTTTGGTGCAGAATCTATTTTTCTCACACCATTTGTTTATGGTGTTGGAGTTGCAGGAAAAGCATTAGCAAAACGTGGTAAAGAACTTGCATACAGTAGTGGTGTATTTGATCAAGCATTAGATAAATTTGCTGGTGCATTTAGATTTAGAGGAACAAAACCAATAGAAGTTGCTGAAGCAAAAAAAACACAGAAAGCAAGAGAGATGAGAGATACAAACTTTGCTGAAGAAAAAGTAGCTAGAATAGATAAAGAAGTTGATAAAGCATTTCCAGAATTTAGAAAATTTTTTAATGCTTCATCTGTAGAAGAACGAAAAAAATTTTTAACATTATTAGATGACACTTTATTCAAAGGTGATTTAAACAAACCATTAGACACAGAACTTACACAAAAAGTTATGAAAACAATAACTAATAGAATGGGTAAGAAAGAAGGAACTGTTGTTGGTAATAATATTTTAAGATCTATAGCAAAAACAAGAGAAGAGTTTACAGATATATTAAACATAACAGCAGGTGGACCTGGAGCAAAAGTAGATTTACCGGCAGGTGTGGGTGTTGATCTACGTAAGATAATGGGTAACAGAGTTAAAAACTATATAGGTAATACTTTTGAAATATTTGAAAATGCAGAAGCAGGATTTTTATCTAAATACAAACCAGCAAGACAAGACATAGATAGAGTTAAAAATATATTTATGCGTTATGCAGCTAAAAATAAAAACCCTATTACAGAAATAGAAGCGGAAGGTATGGTTAATGATATTATTAAACAAGTTAGAAAGATGGATCCAAAAAGAGATAGACTACCTACATTTGCATATCAAAATTTATCTAGATCAGCTGACGATGCATTTGCATTAAAGACATTTGCACAGACTTTAGAAAAAAAATTACCTGGTGGTAAAAAAGAAATACAAGTTATAGGTAAAGGATCAAAAGCATTTAGAGATTTATTTGGTGAAATCAATGATGTTAGACATTCTATTTTTGAAGGTATGAATAGATTATCTATTGTTGCTAGAAAAAATCAATTGTTTGATGAAATCTTAGATGCAGATGCTGTAGCAAAAGCAAATACAAAAGCTGAAACACCTTTTGGTCAGAGAGGATTTTTTCATTCTACACCACTCGCAGCCAAAAGAGCTTTTGGTAACGAACCTGAAATAGTTAAGATGGATGATTATGTAAAAGAATATTTTAAAGATGGTGTATTGGTAAACAGATTATCTAATACATACACAACAAGAGAAATAGCTGAAAGTTTTACAAACGTA